TATCCAGTATTTCCATTCTGTTCAATACTTCTAATTCTAAAACAGCTCCATTCAATTCTTCAACTTTAACTTTTACTGTATCTTTTTTTTCTATTTTTTTGCTGTTTTCCAACAACATTTCTACTGTTATATTTTTCATCCCATACCTACCTTTTCTTATCTTATTGCGTTTTCATATCTAACATCGCTAGGAGTAAATCCGAAAGGAATTTCTTCTTCCACAATTTCTCCTCTTTCAAATTTTGCAAGTTCAATCGAATTTAACCAAACATTATCAATCGACACCCGTTCTTCTTGTCCACGTAAACTATCAGGATCTTTTATAGATGTGACTATTCTACTTCTCACATCTTTTCCTTTTACCCAATTTTCAAGTATTTTTTTCCCACGAGTATAAACTTTAAAAACTTTTATAGTTCCTTCACCTTTCAGTCCAGTTATTTTACTGTCAACAGAAATCCCCAACTGTACATCTTTTCTTTCCGCTGTAATTTTAGCTTCTACAGATTTTAATTCCAACACTTTTTCATTATCAAGCCATAACTCTCCATAAGCTCCTGTTATTGTTCTATTTCCTTTTATATTTTCCGACATTTTATCAACTCCTTTATTACATTGTCATTACTAAACTAAGTGAAGCCATAGTGTCTACAAACCTTACATCACCAGTTAAATAAACATCATCGCCAGTCGGATATTGTAAAATTTCCAAATCCGTCATACTATTTACTTCTAGCCCATCTGTAATTATTACTTTTTTCTGTGCTTCAATATCAATTTCTACTTTATTGTCATAATCCCCGTTTAACACATTTGGTGACATCTCTTTGAAATATACTTTAGTTATATTTGAGCAAAAATTCATTTTATTGTCATAATCATTTATGTAGTTTCCAAGCCAATAATTTTTAAAAGTATCTCTTATATCATCGGCAATAAAGCACATACCTTCAACTACTTTAATTTTTCTTGTATCTTTTTTCCAAGTGCTATCAAATGTAATTTTAGAATTAACTCCATAATTCACTTTAACCACTTCTTCATCGTTGTATAAACTAAATTTACCAAGTTTAGGTTCATAGTCTTCAACAGATTTTAAATCACTCATAGTGTAATTATCTGCACTACGGTTTAACGGCATACCCGCAATAAGTCCAGCTATTGCCACTGTATACTCTTGAGCTGTAAAATCTCCATAAATAGACTTATATGTCCCACCATTCGCAAGTTCTACAATAGCCACATGGTCTGTATTGTTTGCAAAACTTGACACATATTTTACAGTTTTACCAATTGCACCAGTATTTCCAAATTGCTGCTTTACCCAATTTACAACCGTTTGGTCTTCTGCTTCCAATGCTTGTGGATAAACTAACCAGTTGAATTTTCTCATTTCCAAATCTTTCAACACTTTATTTGTGTCTTCATCACTTTGCACAACTCTTACCAATACTTTAAATGCCCCATAATGCATTGCTAAATTTATATACTTAACACTATGTTCATCCCATTTACTCGTTTCAACATCGGATATAGCCTTAAAAGTGTACCATTTTTGGCTAGCCTTAGTATCTCGTAAAATCAAGCAAACAATACCCTTCTCACTTCTTTGAATAGCTGTTCTTGCCAAAGTCTTAAATGCAATACCGATATTAGGACTTGGATTAATTTGTCCAATTGTTGCCATTTTATCACTCTCCTAATTTTTTTATTTTTAAATTCTTCATTGTTTTATAACTAAAAGGAACTCCATTTTTATCAAATAACGATAATTTTTTAAACACTTCTTCACTAATTAAATTATCATTTTCATCAAATAACGGCACTTTTTCCCCTTTTTCATCAAATAATTGTAATTTTTTTAACATTTCATATTCTGTCTCTTCAGTATCAGGATTATTCAACACCTCTTTTATTATTTCAAGGCTATTATCAAAACTTCTTAAATCAGTTCCATATACATCAAATAAATCTAAATCGAAAATGTAATGACCTAGACCATCTACCATTTTTGTATGCTCATTTTTTAAAGTTAGACATCTATCTTTAACTTTTAAAATCTTATTACCTTTAGTTTCAAACATATTATCCAATTCATCAAGCGCTTTATAAACTTCCATTGTATTATTTTCATCATTTTCAGGAATATACATAATATCTACACTAATAAATATCCGTTTTTTATAATTCGCAAAAAACTCATTTTTGTAGTCAATTACTTGGATATAATAGCACGGTCTAGTCAAAGCATTTATATTATCAATTCCAACTTCTTTATCTGTAAAATCGTATATTTTTTTGCTCAGGGCTTTTATAAAATCCATAAATTCCATTATTATTCAAACTCCGCTCTTATTGTCGAACCTATTTTATCTTTAAATACAGGCTCTAAGTTTTCTATAGTTTTTTTCAACATAAATACGCCAGGCACTACTTTATTCGAGTGTCTAACTCTATGACCGTACTCAACAAAAATGCTATATTCCACATTACTAAAAATTAACTGTTTAAAATTTCCGCCATCTTCCCTGTGCCAACCCATTCTTAATTGACCAGTATCCACAGGTGTTTCTTCTTTTACTTCTTTTATTGTTTCCTCAGCAACTTGTTTAAGTGTTGCTTCAACTTTTTGTGGAGTATCAGTAGATAACTTTTCTAATTTTTTTGCCAGTTTTTCCCAGTCACCACTAAGTTTCATTTTTTTCCACTTCCTCTACCGATATTTCCTGATGTTCCAAAAAATCAGTGTACTTTATAGGTTTATTGGCTTTAAATTTATATTTTATTCCACCTTTATTTACTATCAAAATATCATTCTGCTTTATTTCTACATCATTACTAACAAATATCTTATACGAATTTTTAGAACTATTTATAACTCCAGTCTCAGTAGCTCTTAAGATTCCAGCACTCAACTGGCACTTAATATTTGTATAAACAACTTCCCAACCCTGAACTATCAAACCAAATTCAGTCTTTGTTTTCGTATTTCTTTTAACTTCTTCTATCACATCGGTATCAAAAAAATCTTCAAACATCACATACCACCTTTATTTTATAACTCCAAGTTTTCTAAAACGATTCAAACTTTTTCTAAATTCCACATCATCATTTAACTCAGTTACAAATTCAACTTGCCTATCTCCACTTTTCATAGATTTTATATTTCTATTTTTATCAAAATTATATTTAAAAATATATTTTGTTATAGGAGTTATCAATTCTCTTGGGAAGTCTTCTCGGTTCATATAGTTAATACTATCTTGAACAATGCTCTCAATAGCAAATTTAGTCTTTGCTTCATTTGGTGTTACATCAGAAATAATTTTTATTTTTTCATAAATTTCATCAATTAATTCAGTCATTTCTATTACCTCTTAAAAATAAAAAATCACAGCTAAATTAATAACTGTGATCTATCTACAATTCCCATTAAAATTCTTTTTTAAACTCTTTAAACTCTTCCAAAAATTCATCTTCTTTTTTACGAAAACTATCAGTTTTTTTAGCAAAATTGTCTGCATCTTTATTTGAAATTCCATTTCTTGTCATAATAACCTTAACCTGTTCTAGCCATTGTTGTTTTAATTGTAAATCTTCGTTAGCCAATCTCAACAAATCAGTACATTTATAATCAAAATTAGTATTTCCTGTTTTTTCACATTCTGTTGCTAAAAAATAATCAGAGGCTTTTTTTAATCCTTTTTCCATATTATTTATATGAACAAAAAAGTCATCAATATCGACAATATCTCCACCTAAAAATATATTATCCAGACCTTCTGTTACTTTTTTCATATCAGCAAGATAATAATTCGCCCCTTTTTTTATTATATTTTCAATTCTATACTTTTCATTTTTTACTTTTGTAATTGATGAATTTTCAGTATTTCCTGAAACTGTTGTCGAGTTTGAAGACTCATTCTCTGATGAGTTTAAAGATGAATTTTTTTCTCCGCAAGAAAAAACAAATAAAATTGCAATAAATAAAAATATTTTTTTCATACCAAATATTCCTCCTAGATATAATTAATTATTGATATTATACTTTATTTATAATATTTTTAAAAGTTTTATTTGTTTTTTAATCCTTAAAATTAAGCTTCAATTGCAACTAGACCCTTTACTTTGTTATCAAGTATAAAACAGTCATAATAAAATCTACCTAAAAATAAAGTTCCTGAATAATTTTCTGAATCTGTAACTACTCTATATTCAGCTAATTTCACAGGACCAACCGTTGCCGAATTGTGCCCTATTAAACAACCGTAATTTTTAGTTGTAGCTCCACCTACCCCTGTTTTAATTTCCATCCATTTTTTAGTAACTCTTACTATCGGTACTCCGTCAACCATTCCTACTAATCCATTTATTTTTATATTTTGCCCAATATCCGAAGCTTTGATGAAATTGTCATCTTTTTTCAATTTTGTTAAAAATTCAGGTGTAACATAAGCAATCCTGTTTTGAGGTACATCCGCATCATTTAATTTTTCCTGTGCTTCTAAAAATTTGTTGTAGGCGTTGTTAGCCGCAAGTCCTGTTACTGTCTGTGATTTTGTATCACAGGTTTTTAGAATTGTTTCAAATCTATATTTTTCAATTTCAGGAATTACTCTTTCTCTCAATTGTCTTGCCAACACTTCTCCAGCTTTAATTTTTGTCTCGTCTTCGTCCATTTTATCCAAAAGCATTTTAAAAGCTCTATCTTTTGTTAATGTCATTTCTTGGATTGAATTTTGTAAAATGTCCGCATTTCCATAACCTGTATTTCTGTTATAGTCCCTATTATCAACCGTATTAATCGAAGTAACTTTTACAGTTTTAGCACCTACAAAGCTATAATCATTATTTACTATTTTCTGTGATACTGCTTCACTTGTAAATCTTTCATCAATTTTATCTGCAAATAATTCAGTATAAATCATTGCCATATTCTATCATCTCCTTTAAATTAAAAAGAACTAAAAGCCTTATCAAATGCTTCAAGTCCTATATCTTTTTTATCTTTTTCTCCTTCACTTCCACCATTTAAAGAGTTTGGTGTTCCTCCGCTTTGTGTTTTAAGATAACTAGATAAATTCTCAGAAAAAGATTTCACACTATCTTCAATCTCTTCTTGAGTATTTCCAGTAATGCTGCCTAAAAAACTATCAGGGATTTTGTATTTCCCTAATATAGCCTTTTTCATCTCATTAGTTTTCAATGTTGCAAGTTCCGTATTTGAAGTATCAAGTTGTTTTTGAAGTTCAGCAAGGCTCTTATTATACTTCTCTTCTGCAGTAAGATTAGCATTATTGATTCTTGTTTCATAATCTTCAATCGTTTCACCGTGCTTTCTCTCCAATTCTTTTTTCTCACTTTCAAACTTTTTTCTCTCTCTTGCAATTCTTTCTTTAATCATTTCATCTACTTGTTCCTGTGTAAATGTGATTTCTGACATAACTGTCCCTCCCATTTAAAGTCTGTCGACTATTATTTTCTACCTAGATGTTTAATGTCCCTCAGTACGACAAATAAAAAGAGCAGTCGTTAAACTACTCTTTTGATTTTTTATCACTAAAATACAATTCATACAATTCTCGTACAACAATCAAACCTATCTCTTTTGCAACCTCAGAGCATTTCAATTCTTCAAAAAATTCCCTATCCATTCTCAGATATTCCTTATACAAGTAATTTTTCTCCTCGCTATTCTTAGCAATACTAACTCTTTCTTCTGCTTCTTTTAATTTTTTAAAGTTTTTATATAATTCACTATCTACCGTTAATTTCATTTCTTCTATACCTTAATCCCTTTTTTTTTGCTGTTTCATACTGCTTTAGTTCTCTCCAGATTTTAAATGTCATTTTATCTAGTAAGTCACCTTGCTTTGCTATTATCTCCGCCATCATATCTTTCATTTCAAACATGTCTTTTGATAACTCATGAATATACTTTTCATCAATTGCAGCTAAATATTTCAATTTCAAATTAGTGAATGAACTAAAATCATCATTGCTAAATCCCCACTCGTGATTACTATTTTTAGGATGGTTGTGAGTA